GCCAGACACAGCAACTGGCCGGACCTCGTCCCGACCGAATCGCTTTACAGCTCTTACGTCGCCTTCGCCGATACGATCGGCCTCAGCCGCAAGCTCGGTGACGAGCAGCTCGCGACAAAGCTCCGGCGCCTCGTCCCGCCCGGCAGCCTGGTCCGCGTCAGGCGGACGGTGTCCTTCATCGACGACGACGGGCTCGAGGTCACCAGGCGGAAATGGTGCCTAACCCTCGCCAGGCTTGACGAATGTCGCCGGCATTTCGACGAGCTGATGAAGGCCGAGACGCTCTGGGATCCGGAGCCCGAGGGCTGATGTGTCCCAGCGGTGTCCCAGCGAGTGTCCCAGCGACCTCAGCCGGAAAACTTAGAGTTTTCAAGGCGCTGTCCCAGCTGTCCCAGCCGTCCCAGCGATTTTGCCGCTCCGTATGCGCGTGCGTGTGTGTGTATGCGGCAATATCTATTTTCACTGGGACAGCTGGGACAACTGGGACACCGCGCTGATTTCTATGGGTTTTTCGGTGTCCCAGCGGATCGGGCCCGCTGGGACAGCTGGGACAGATAAGGGGGAGGCATGAAAAGCGGAGTGAGGGCGGCCTGGTATGCGGTCCAGACCAATGCGCGGGCCGAATGGCTGGCGCATTGCCACCTGAAGTCTACCGGCTATGAAAGCCTCTATCTGCATTTCCTGGGCCTGTCGAGCCATGCACGCCGGAAGATCGCGGTCCTGAAGCCCTACTTTCCGCGCTATCTCTTCGTCCGCCTCGAGCCCCGTCAGAGCCTCGGCCCGATCACCAGGACGATCGGCGTCGCCTCGATCATCCATTGCGGCGAGGAGCCGCTCGAGATCCCCGAGGAAGTGATCGCGGAGCTCCAGAGCCGAGGCAATTCGGAGGGCCTGATCGGCCCGGCAGAGGCGCGGAAGCGCGGGCTTTTGGCGCGCGGATCGCAGGTCCGGATTCTGGGCGGAGCGCTCGAGGGCTTTCTCGCCACGGTCGCTCTTGACGACGGCTTGCAAATCAAGGTATGGCTGTCGCTGTTCGGACGGCATACCACAGCTAGGTTGTCATCCGAGAAGGTGCAGGCCGTCATCTGATGACGAAAGGGCTCTTCACCATAAGGGCGGAGCCTGTCCTCGCGGACCCTACTTCGTAGTTCGGGTCGGCCCTCCTCTGATAGCATGCCACACGCCCCGCCGCACCCTTGCAACCATCCCGGCTGCGGTGAGCTGACCACGGCGCCCTATTGCGCGGACCATGCGCGCGAGCGCCGCCAGCGCTTCGACCGCGAGCGCGGATCCGCTGCGGCGCGCGGCTACGACAGTAAATGGCGCCGAGCTCGAGAAGGATTTCTGCGCAAGCATCCGCTCTGCGCAGAGTGTGAGCGACAGCGCCTGGTCGTGGCAGCGACCCTCGTCGATCACATCCGCCCCCACAAGGGCGACCGCGCCCTCTTCTGGGATCGCAACAACTGGCAGCCGCTCTGCAAGCGATGCCACGACCGCAAGACGGCCCTCGCGGATGGACGCTGGGGCCCGGCACCAGGCCCGCGTGCGAGGGGGTAGGGGGATCAAATCTCTGCAGCCTGGGCCGCAGAGACCGGGCCCCTAGTCAAAAAAGTACGGGCGCGAAATTGCGGAATCTTTTTTTATGAGGGCTTGGCGAGATGCGAGGGCGACGGCCGGACAGTGCGGAGCTGCAGGAGCTCAAGGGCAATCCCTCGAGGCGCCGGCGCAAGACGATCGATGACGTGGTCGAGGCGGGCCCGCTGCCAGCGGACACGCCGAAGCACCTCAGCGTCGCGGCCCAGCGCTTCTGGGCCCGCATCGCGCCCGAGCTCGAGCGCATCAACTTCGTCCGCGCGACGGACAAGGCCGGCCTTGAGCGCTACTGCGAGACGCTGGCCGATTATTGGCAGATCCAGCTGAAGCTGCGCGGCAAGGAGCGGGTCTACTGGACCGAGTCTCTGCACGGCAAGATGAAGCGGATCGAGCCGCTGGTCCTGCTGCTGCAGCGCTACGAGAAGCTGCTCTTCGATTACGAGGATCGGCTGGGCCTCAACCCGCAGGCCCGCCAGCGGATCCTGCTGGGGATGGCGGGCGTGCAGACCAAGCTGCCCTTCGAGCCCAATGAGCATGACTTTGCAGCCGAGCAGCCAGAGCGCGCTGTCCCCAGCCCCGTCGGGCTCCTCGGCCGAGCCGCCGCCGGCCGCGCCTAACGGTGCGCCCGAGGGCTGCTGGTTCGACGAGGCGGAGGCGCAGACGGCATGTGGCTTCTTTCCCGACTACCTTCGGCACACCGAGGGCGAATGGGCAGGCAAGCCGTTCCGGCTCAACGGCTGGCAGCGCGAGCTCGTTCGCACGATCTTCGGCTGGAAGAAGGCCGATGGCACGCGGCTGATCCGAATCGTATATCTCGAGGTGCCGAGGAAGAACGGAAAGACGGAATTCGCCGCCGGCCTGGCACTCCTGCTCCTGCTGTGTGATGGCGAGAAGGGCGGCCAGGGCTATGCCATGGCGGCCGACAAGGACCAGGCCCGCATCGCCTTCAACAAGGCGCATACCATGGCGGGCCTGTCGCCGACGCTCGAGAACGACATCACGCGGCTGAAGACGAGCCTCTTCTGCCCCGAGCTGCTGGCGAGCTTCCTGCCGATCTCCTCCTCTCCGAACACGAAGCACGGCTTCTCTCCGAGCTTCGCGATCGCCGACGAGATCCACGCCTGGCCGGACGGCGAGCTCGCCGACGTCGTCCACAAGGGCACGGCGGCCAGGCGCCAGCCGCTCGAGATCTACATCACGACGGCCGGCATCAAGGGCCGGGGCTTCGGTTGGGAAATGCACGACAGAGCCGTCAAGATCCGCGACGGGCTTCTGGTCGACCCCAGCTTCCTCGGCGTCATCTTCGCCGCCGATGATGGCGACGACTGGCGGGCGGAGGCAACTTGGGTCAAGGCGAACCCGAACATCGGCATCTCGCCGAAATGGGATTACCTCCGCGCCGAGGCGGCGCGGGCGACCGAGAACCCACGCCTCGAGAACGAGTTCAAGCGCTACCACCTGAACCTCTGGACCGAGCAGGTCACCCGCTGGCTCGACATCGAGCTCTGGGATGCCTGCGCCGGCGAGGTGCCCTGGCAGGAGCTCGCCGAGGCGCTCAAGGGGCGGCCCTGCTTCGCTGGTATCGACCTCTCCTCGAAGATCGACCTGTCGGCCCTGGTCTATGCCTTCCCGCCGGAGCAGGAGGACGGGCTCTGGCATGTGGTGCCGCGGCTTTACCTGCCCGAGGCGCGGCTCGAGCTCGGCGAGAAGCGCGACCGGCTACCCTATGGGCGCTGGGCGCGCGAGGGCGTGATCCGCGCCACGCCTGGCAATGTGATCGACTACGGCTACATCAAGGCGCAGCTGAGGGAAGATGCCAGGCTTTTCCGCATCGAGGAGGCAGCGTTCGACCCGTGGAACGCCACGCAGTTCGCCGTCGACATGCAGAACGAAGGGATGATCATGGTCGAGTTCCGTCAGGGTTTCAGCTCGATGTCTGAACCCTCGAAATTCCTCGAGGCCCTGGTCATCGACGGCCGGCTCCGCCACGGCGGACATCCTGCGCTGCGCGAGATGGCGAAGGCCGTGTCGACTGCCAGTGACCCGGCCGGCAACATCAAGGCTGACAAATCCAAGACCACGCTGCGCATCGACGGCATCGTCGCCGCGATCATGGCGATCGGGCGCGCCATCGTGGCCACGCCCGACGTGACTGTCACCGGCGCCGACATCATGGTCGTCGTCTAATGCTGCGCAAACTCGGCAACCTGTGGCGGCTCGCGTCGCAGCTGCCGACGAACGTCAGCGACGAGCGCTGGTGGCGATCCCTGGGCGTCGCGCCGGCGGTAACCGCGGCGGGCGTCGCCGTCACGGCAGAGAACGCCCTTTCGCTCGACGTGGTGCAATGCTGCATCGACAACCTGGCCGGGCCGATTTCTTCCCTGCCTTGGATGGTGTTCGAGCGGATCTCCGATGACGAGCGTCGGCCGGCCACTGCCCATCCGCTCTATCGCGTGCTTAAGCGGCCGAACTCGCGGCAGACGACACAGGAGTTCCGCGACGAGCTGCAGCGCCACCTTGCTTTCTGGCGCAACGGCTACGCGCGCATCCTGCCGGCCGATGACGGAACGCCGATCGGCGCGCTGGAGCCGATCCATCCCAAGCGAGTGCTCAAGGTCGAAGCCTCGGACGGCCGGGTCTACTACACGGTGAGCCGGCTCGGCCAGGCCGGCACGGATACCTATCGCGACGATGAGATCTGGCACATCCGCAAGGCGCCGCTGACCGACGATGGGTTGCAGGGCCGTCCGGTTTACGAGACTGGCAAGGAGGTCATTGGCCGGGCGCTCGCGGTGAAGGACTACGGGTCGCGCTGGTTCGTCAACAGCGGCAAGTCCGGCGGCGTGCTGAAGCATCCGGGCAACTTCAAGTCGAAGGAGGACGAGCAGTCCTTCATGGAAAGCTG